GAACTGCAACAACAGGTTGCCGAATGCATGCATGCGGCCCAGCAATCGCTCGAGCACGCTTGCGAGTTAAATGCCACGGCCGCCGGCGAAGAGTTGGTGGCCGCCGCGTTACGACAGGCCCTTACCGAATTGGGCAAGGTCGTGGGGGCCGTCTACACGGACGACATCCTGGACGCTTTGCAGAGACTCCCGGAGGAAGAAGGGGAGCGGTTCCAACATCCAGGAGGCTACGAAATCCGGTGGAAAGATCCGGAGCCAAATCGCGCGTATGTCGCGGGCTCTGATACAAGCGAAGGTCTTCCTGGATGCGATCCTAATGGGATTGGGATTTTGGACAAGGAATCTGGAGAACAAGTTGCGGCGCTCCATGGATTCTTTTCTCCTCGTGTGCTCGCGGAGCATTGCGTTCGGATGTGTACCGATTACAACGAAGCGATGCTCGGAGTAGAGCGAAATAATCATGGTCATGCTGTACTCCAGCGTATCGTCGAACTCGGATACAACAAACCTCATTTTCGCGGAGGACCGCTCTTCTACTTCGATCAGAAGCACGACGTCCGTAAGAGTCGTCCCGGATGGGATACGAATGCAGTTACTCGACCCATTATGTTGGAGAATCTTCACGAAGCGGTCCACGGGGAAGTGGGAATGATTTGCCACGACCGGGATTTCCTTGGGGAGTGCATGACATTTCGTCTCCAGCCGAATGGAAAGTTCGAAGCCGATCCAGGAGCGAACGACGATACGGTGATGAAGTGGGCGGTCGCGTGGCAAATGCGGAAGTATGTCAAGCCGAAGCCGAAAATCACAATCCTGGGAGGATAGTGTGGAAAGGATTCTAGAACAGGCGGTTCTGCAAATCCCGGGATTGGTGGTCCTAGTTCTATTGTCAATGCTTTTTCTCAGATCGCAAAAGGAAGATAGATCCGCATTTCATGCGGCGCTCGTTGAACAGCGGAAATCGTTCGCTGAAGTATTGAGGGAACAGAGACTAGATTATGCGACACAACTCAAAGTCCGAGATGATCATACGATGTCTATCACTCAAGAATGTCATCGGATTGCTGAAAAATCCCTTCGCGTCCATGAAGAGTCAATCAAGGTGATGGCTCGTATTGAGGCGCGTCTAGTTTAGGAGGCTCCGTGGAACATCCACTCCTGCCGCTAATCAAGGACGAAGAGCTCCAGCCGGAGCTCAAGGAGTATTCCTCACCGACTCTCGTAGTCTTCGATTTCGAAGATTTCGTGGAACTCTTTTACGGGCTCAAACCCGCTCTTCTGCTTCTCGTCTTCCTTTTCGCTGGATGTTCTTCTCTTCCGCCGCGAGAAGATGTCTATGCAATCCAATCCGCGATGGAACACAAGGCGAAGGCCCGAGAGCTCCAGACGGAACTTCGTCAGAGAGATCTCCAGGAGTGGGCGGACAAGTTGATCGAGACCGCCATGAACGAAATCAATCAAGCGACCGCCTACGAAATCGCTGTCCTCCCAGACAATCCTCCGAAGGAAGCGATCCAGGAGGTCATGGACACGGATGCGAAGCTCCGCATGGCGGCGATCCGGAACATCATGGCGCGACTGGAAGCGAGTCGAAATCTGCGAATCTACAAGGAAGTGGAAGAACTCGACAGATGGATCGACGAGTATCTGAAGCGTCGCTTGCAGATCGATCTCAATCTCTACGATTCCTGGGACAAACTGCAATCCATCGCGGACAAGGTGGGAGTCGGGGAGTATCTCAGAAAGGACGGTGAGTAGTGGCGGGTCACAAAGACGTCACGAGTTTCGAAGAATTCTCCAAAATCCTGTGGGATGATTCCTACTGGACTGGAAGAGAAGAGGCACGGGATGCACTCAAGGCTTCCGTAGAGGCCGCGACGGTGCGTCTCGGTTCGGCGGAGGAAAAGACCGCGAAGGCCAAGAAGATCCTGTCCGGTATCGCCGGAGGACTGGGATTGGTCAAGTCGGTCCTGGGGTTCTAACATGAAGCAGGAAGAGCTCGCTATTCTTGGACCGGACGGTAAACCCGTTCGGAAGACTCAGGAGAAGAGCGTATCCGCGAGCTCTTTCATGAATCTCAATTCGTATCTTCAGAGTCTCTCGTCAACGAGGCTCCCACCTCTAATCCGCGCTCGTGATCCGTTCATGAGTCACGCTTGGGTCTTCGCGGCGGCGATGGCAACTGCTATTGCCGCGTCGCAGGCTCCATTCGTAATCATGCGTGAGACGCAAGAGTTTCTTGACCTCTTCCGTAAGAAGTCTCCGTCTTGGAGAGGGAAACGGTACGGGAAAGGGAGGAGAGCCGTCCATCGGCACATTCGCATCGGAGCGGCGCGACGAATGACGACACGAGCGCTGGAGTCAGATTTCGATCATCCGTTGATGGATCTCTTGGCTAATCCGAATCCGCATCAAAATGGCAATCAACTCATGACTCTCACCTATCTCTGGATGGCGGTGAGAGGGGAAGTATTCTGGGTTCTCGAGAGTGAGTCAGGTGGTCCTCTAAGTCCGGGTGAACTTCCCGGGAGAATCTGGCCTTTGTCCCCGGATCTCTTTGAGCCAATTTTCGAAGATGGGTCTCAAGGGGATATCGTCGGATGGTGGTTCTGTCCTCCTCGATACATGAGGAAAGGGTCATTTGCAAATATTCGAATCCCTCTTCCGGTGAATGATGTCGTGCAATACAAGACTCCAAATCCGATGGACCCGACGCGTGGGCTGTCTAGGATCAGCGCGGCCGCGTTGACTATTGAAACGGATTTGATGGCGAAGGTCTACAATCGAGCGATCCTCGAGAACGGTGGAGATCCTGGTGGAGTTCTCACTTACGATGGAACGCTGAAGAAGGAAGAGGAGGAAGAGTATCTGGAGCAATGGGAGGCTCAGCATCAGGGCTCTCACAATGCTCGCCGGACTGCTCTATTGCAAGGAGGATTCAAATACACTCCCGTCGCACTCGCACCGAAAGACATTGAGTATCTGAAGCTCCTGGACTGGGACCGTGAAGAAATCCTTGCAGTCATGGCAACTTCTTCGTCAGTTCTTGGAGCCAAGGATGTCGCGAACTACGCTGTCGCACAAGCACAAGACGGGCATTTCTGGGACAAGAATATTATTCCGATGCTCGTCAATGTTGAAACGACGTTCGACGCTACCATGCTCTTTGATTTCCCAGATGATATTGTGGGGATTCATGATCTCAAGGATATCGAGGCTCTCCGAAGTGGAGTGTCGGATAAGGTGAATATTGCGAATGCGATGTGTGGACAGAATCTTCATGTTCCGCCAAGCGTCGCATTTGCAACCGTCGGATTAGAAGTTGAATCGTATGACGGAGATGATCAGGCACTTCTTCCTCCGATCGTGGTTCCGGCAAAAGAGGTTTTCAATCCAGAGATTTTTCCTCTTCTCGCGCCCGCGCCCGCGCCCGCGCCCGCGCCCGCGGGAGACTTCGATGCGATGTTCCTTGCACGGAAAATCCGGACAATCAAAGCAAATCGGTGGAAGGATTTTATCAAGGTTCAGGTCGTCATTGAAGACGCAATGAAGAGGAAGTATCGTGGATGGATTGGAGAAGAGAAACGAAAGATCTTGGATTGGTTCGATGGGAAGACCGCAGGGAGATCCTTTGTTTCGGCAATTACGAAGCAAGTGGATCTCGTCGCTGTCTTGCCTCCCGTCGAGAATTCTCAAAACGCGCTCAAGGGAAAGTTCCGTCCGCTATACGCTTCCGCGTTGGAAGAGACCTTCGATTTCACGCTGGATGATATAGGAGGAGTTCCAGTCTTTGATCTCTCAGAGCCGCGTATCGTTCAATTCTTCAATTCGCGCGAGAGAACCTTTGTCAACGCAACTCCACGCACCATTCGGAAATCATTGGTCCAGACCCTCTCGGAAGGATTGGTACAAGGAGAGACGATTCAACAACTCCGCATCCGAGTCGCGCAGGTCTACGACATCGCGGCCTCCTCGAGCAAGGCATTGCAGGTCGCTCGGACGGAATCCGCGTCTTTTATGAACGGAGTCCGCGATGTAATCTTCGAGGCGCAAGGATTTACGAAGGAGGAATGGTCGACGGCGCAAGATGAGCATGTCCGTCTGTCGCATCAGGTCTACGGGGATGCGGGTCCTCTTCCTCGGGAATTCAATTATCTGGAACTTATGGGCAATGAGGCGGCGGGGATTCTTACTTTCCCCGGAGATACTCGGTGTCAAGATCCTTCGGAATTGATCAACTGCCGGTGTCTCATGATCCCGGTGGAATAGGAGTCACGATGGAAATCAAATCGGGTGTGGAAATCGAATCTGAGGATCTTCTTTCCTTTTTCCGTAGTCGACGGGAGGAGGGAATCCGAGATGCGGTCATGCTTCATCAGGATTCCGGACTTCTCATCACTTGCAAGGATTCTCAGGTTCGGGGCCTGTCTCTCCCCGGAGGGATGTCCGCGGACAAGATCAAGAGTCTCGTGTCCAAGCGGGGAATGCCGTGGCGGGACGAGTACGCTTCTCGAGTGATCCCCTATTGGGGGTCTGATGAACGGGTCGATGGGATGGGGGACATCGTTCGTCAGGATTGGATTTTCGAGACCTTCGAGAAGAACAGTCCGATGCCGTTCAGCCACTCTTGGAATCAGCCTCCGGTCGGAAGGATCATTGGCTGGGAGGTGGTCAAGAGGAGGCCGAAGGAAGAAGAGGAGAAGGACGGATACAAGGGGCCGGCTCTTTTCCTCGCGGGGCTCTTCGCTACGAAGGAGGATTCAGCGCTCGCGGATTCGATTTTCCGACTCGCGAAGGCGCGGATTCTCGTCGGAGGCTCGGTGGGATTCCATTCACGGAAGACAATCAACATCCAGGATTCGAAGGAGCGAGCGGCTCTCGGACTTGGGAAGTGGGGTCTGGTCTTCGAGCAGAATGAGTTGATCGAATTCTCCCCCACGACAATCCCGGCGAATCCTGGTGCAATTTCTCCGTTTACCCTTGAACAAGAGGCGAAGAATCTTCTCCCCGTGGATCTGGAGACTCTTGCACTCCTCGGGAAGGATCTTCCGAAGAGAGATTCGCTTCTGGATCTGCTCGAATCTTTTGGAAAGGAAGTGTGGAAGGACCACGATTGGACGACTCTCAGACCGAAGACCATCATTCGCTTCGACCCCGATCAGCCTCGAGACGAAGACGGGCGATTCGGAGAGGGTGGAGGAGGCGGAGGGGACGGGGATGATGAAGACGAGTTCATCCAGGGAGATACTACCGCTGAAACTATTTCAATGACGTCTGATCGAGTCGAGAAATTGGCGGGGAAAGCGGAAAAGAGCCTCTCGGATCTGAATTCTGCAATCAAGAGCAAAGACACGAATGCCGCTCTTAAGAGTGCGGAGATTGCCTCAGATAAACTCATCGCTATTGAAGATGATTTGACAGGGATCGTAGATGAGGCAGAATCGCTCTTCCATAAAAACGATCCTCCGATGAAAGTTATGTTCAAGGCGAGAAAAGAGGTGAGGGGCGCAGTTTCTTCGCTGGAGCGCGCAATAGACTCAGAGACAAGCATGAGCGCGTATAAGTCTGCGAGCGAAAGAGCCGGAAAGGCGGTGAAGAGCGCCGTAAAAGCGTCGAAACAAATGGCAAAAGCCGCGAAAAACGCGAAATCCCTTACAATGGAGGAGCTCCGATCGAAGACTATCATTCGCTACGACCCTGATCAGCCTCGAGACGAAAGTGGGCGATTCGGAGAGGGTGGAGGAGGCGGGGAATCTCCCGGATCGACAGGAAATCCCACCAAAGAGAATCTGACGACAGCCAATACTCATGTAGATCAAACGATGAATGTTTCGAAAGAAGTTTTGAACACCGTTGATCGATCGTTTGCATCGACAGGAAAGACACGCGCGAGACTTGCGATTCAGGCCGCGGATTCATATGATCGTCTCGCCTCTTCTCTTCAGAAATCTAGAGCCTCTGCGGGTGAGGCGTTGGGGAAAAACAATCCAGTAGTCCAAGCTCCTACTCAAGGGACACTTGATGAGGGGTTTGATCGGGCTGACTCTCTGAGGCGTGTCGCGAAAAACGAAAATCCGGATTCAAATGAGTTTGAAAGTCGGCTTCAGAGGTACAAGACTTGGAATCAAGATGTAAATACAAAGTTGAAGGCGTTGTCTGTAGCGTTGAAATCTACCAAACCCAAGAAATCCCTTACAATGGAGGAGCTCATGACCAAGATGATCAAGCAGGATCCGCCTCCGGCGGCTCCGCCCCCGCCCCCGCCGGCTCCTCCAGAGGAGGCGCCGAAGGCTGATCCCCTGAAACTCTTGCAGGAAACTCATGCCGCAATGATGGCGACCGCGCAACAAGTCGGAGAAATCCTTTCCATGGTCCAGGCTCTCTCCCAGGAGGAGGAGCCGAACGGAGAGAGTCCGGAAATCCCGGAGGAGGAGGAAACTGAAAAGACACTCGTGACGGAGCTCGGGAAGCTCCATCGGGCGCTCGAATCCAAGGCATCGTAGTCCAACGGCAAAGGAGGAACCCAATGCCGAAGTCCCAGACCGTGGAGCAGGAGGCGGCCGAGGTCGTCCGACAGCTCCAGGCTCTCCTCACCGGAGAGGACTCGCTGAGCGTCACCGTTCAGCGGGTGAAGGACCTCCAGTCCGTGGTCGAGCCCCTGAAGGGTCTCGATCCGGCGAAGATCATGGAGGAGCTGGACAAGTTCCGCGCCTCGCAGGAGCGGATGGTCACTCTCATCCGCGGAAGCAAGCGCGGTTTCTACGTCCCGGGCATCGAGGACGAGAAGTTCTCGATGCTCAAGGCGATGATCGCCATCAAGACGGGCGACTGGAAGGACGCAGGGAAGGAGCAGGAGATCCTGCGGTCCGTCCGTGAGAAGGCGTCGCAGGTCATCGGAAATGACAAACTCGGGGGACACTTCGTTCCCGATCAGGTCATTCCGGAAGTCATCGCCGCGATTTACACGCGGTCGGTGTTCCTCAATCTCGGGCCGGATGGCACGACCCGGGTCAGCGTCCTGGAAGGGCTCCAGGGTGGCAATGTCAAGATCCCGAAGTTCGACGGTGGTCTCATCGCCTACTGGATCGGCGAGGAAGATGAGTACGCCGAATCTCAGACGAATGTCGGGGACGTCACGCTGAATCCCAAGAAGATCGGCGTTCTCGTTCGACTCACGGATTCGATGCGTCGATTCCAGGGGTTCGGTTTCGAGAATCTCCTCCGGAACGACATGGTCCGGGCTCTCGCCAAGAAGGTTGACTGGACCATTCCCTACGGTCTGGGGACCAACGACATGCCTCTCGGTCTCTTCCGTCAGGCCGGAATCAAGATCTTCCGGGCGGAGAACGGAGTCGTCTACGACCAGAACACCGAGGCAGGACGCACGGCGCTCGCCGCTATCACCGACTGGGATGGCGGGGAACTGGATTTCGATGGTCTCGACGACATGATGGGGGCGCTGGAGGACGATGACATCGTGGCGGACGAGTCCTTCGCCTTCATCTCCGCGCCGCGCTACTTCCGGCGGCAGAAGCAACTCAAGGTCGACAATTTCTCCGGTCACATCGATGCGAAGCCGTACCTTCTCGGGATGCCGATGCTCTCGGACGCGCGTCTGCGGGAGCTCATCGGGGATTTCGACAAGTCTACGCAGATTCCCACCACGAGCAAGCCCGGAGCGTCCGTTCAGGGCGCGACGGATTCCACGAACGAGAAGTACACGGATGTGATCAGCGGGAACCTCAACAACATCCTGTTCGGTCGTTGGGGCGGGATCGAAATCGAGGACGACGGCGGGAAGGGGAAGGGATTCACCTCCGATCACACCTACATGAAGCTCCGGATGTACGGGGACATGTGCGTCCGCCAGCCTCGAAGCCTCATCGTCTGTCCCGACGCAAAGGCACGCGACTAGTCTTACTCTGGCCACCCCGAGGTCGGTGAGACTGCGGCCTCGGGGATTAGGTACAGTCTCTGTCAATCAATTCCCCAAGGAGGGGAAATCCCATGGGAATGAAGGGAAACAACATCGGACAGCGCATCGCTCTCCCGTTCAAGGGGGGAGTGGCAATCGCTCCCGAGGACTGCAACAACGAGACGGTCGAAGGGACCGCCATCGTTGAACCGTGGAACTATGGAAGGCAGATCGCTTTCCAGGCTCTCCACGGAGTCATCCACAACTCCGCTGTCCTGTCCTGGAAGATCCAGGGGCGTCTCCGTGCCGACGGGACGACCTGGGAAGACATCCAGAACAACGCCGATCCTGCGGCGGATCTCGAGTTCGATACCGTCGACGAAGCGACCATCGACGGTCTCGGCATCTTCGGCTCGTTGGATCTCTCCACCATCGACGGAGAGACCTACGAAGCCATCCGTCTCATCGTGGTCAACGGAGCGGCGCAGTCCGCTCTGGTGGGGGCGTCGTACTTCATCTACGACCTCTACCGCCATCCGTCGGACACGGACGACCAGCTCTCGGACAAGCAGGCATAGACGAGTGACGGACTCCCCTCGTAAATCAAAACTAGGGGACGGACCGAGGGTGGAACCGGCGAGTAATCCCGCGTTCCCGCCCTCGGTCCAAGTCCGCATTCGAATTCCTCGAATCAAGACGCGTCTAAAGCACCGGAGGAAGACATGGACGAGTTGACTCTCGTTGCAGGGTCGACTTCACCGTTCGAAGTAGAGCTCGTAGATGAGAATGGAGCGGGTGAAGATCTATCTTCTGCGGAAGTAGCGAGTCTTATCGTCTTGGATTCCTTGAAAAACGGAAATCAAATCTTACTTCGCCGGACCGGAGATGCGAATCTCACAATAGGTGAAGGGAAAGTCATTGCTACGCTTACTCAAGCGGAGGCAGATGGTCTTGTTCCGGGAACCTATATCGGAGAACTTGCTCTTCGATT